ATTTTATAATCATTTTATAATCATTTTATAATCATTTTATAATCATTTTATAATCATTTACTTATGATTAAGAAATATCTATTTTTATATGTCTTTTTTATTTTGTTTTTAATTTCTTGCGAATTAGTAAATCCATTTTTACATAAAATATTTACTTGTTCTTTCAATAAATCAATATTATTTTTACAAAAATCATCAAAACTATCAGATGGTTTAAATGTTTCCTTCTTTATATTATTTTTTATATGGTTATCCATAGCAATTAAAAGTCCTTTGTCAACACTGAGATAATCACGTCTTTCCGCTGGTTCCTTTTTTTCAGTACTCTTTTTTCTGAAATAGTATCTTGCACTTTTAAACATTTTATCGAGTATATCTCCATTGTATCCTAAATTGTCTAATCTACGTATTTCTTCCGCTATCAATTGTTCATTATCTTCTGACCAATTTTTCCACGCTTCTTTAAAATCTTTTCTGTGGTCATATTGATGAATTTTTGAAAATTTAAACAATTCTTCTGTAAAAGTTTCAGAAAATTTATACCTATATATGTTCATATTTATATTTATATTATTGTCGCTAGAAACGCTATCAGACATTTTAACTTTTTTGTTTTACTTTTTTAATATATAATCATTAGTTATAATTCATTTCAATTTTTTTATAATAATAATAATAAAAAAAATTGAATAAATAAGTAATAGATTAAGTACTTTTATATAATAAATGTCTAACTCGTTTGATGATAATAATAATGATGATGATAATTTTGTTAGACCGCCCGATAAAACAATTAGTGAACAGTTAATGGAAGATAATAGAAGTGATTATGAGAGAGAAATTGATGAAGCAATTTATTTAAGTATTCGAGATTTTGAACTACAACAATCAAATAATTTAGAATACGAAAAAAAAATACTTCAAAATTATGAAAATGAAAAATTAAAAAGAAAGGAAGAAATTGATGAAATATTATTTGTAATTAATAAATTATCAAAATTTGATAATGATTATAAAGAAATTTATAATATTATAGAACCTATATTAGAATTATATTGCTCACAAAATATAAATAATTGTTATTTAGATAATATTACATATCATAAAATAATTACATTATTAGAAAAAACAAGAATAAATAAATTAAAATTAGAAAACTTAAAAAGAATTATATTATCAGAAAACTAAAAATACTATTGTTTATTAAGATAATTTAATAACTTTAACATTTGATTCTTTTTTTTCATCTTCACAATATTTTTCTTCTGATAATTCTATTACATCAGTTGTTGTAGTTTCAGTTGTTACTAGAGGTACATAAATTTGTTCATTTAGTTCCTTTGATTCATGATATAGAGTAAGAGAACAATAAAAATCTTTTACTTTTTTATTTATTTTTATTCTTTTAAAATCAAAAGAAGTTAAATATAATCCACTTAAAGTTTTTACTCTCGAAAGCGCAACATATGTTTGCCCACATTCAAATATTCCGCTACCCACATCTATTTCAGCAGTATCCATAGAAGCGCCTTGAGATTTGTGTATTGTCAGCGCCCAAGCTAGAATAAGCGGAATTTGTGAAACGCCAATTCCAGGTATTTTATCACTTTCCCACACATGTCTTGTCATAATTCTCTCTAATCCATTATTAAACTTAACTATAGGGCAACCGGTTATTGAACAAAAATCCTTGATAATACCTTGACTACCATTACACGCTTCTATTCCTGTATCTGATTGAATATTAACTATACACATTACTTGTGAACCCATTTTTAATTTTAATTCTTTATCACAAATTAAATTACTCGCAAGATAATCTAGTTCTAGTTGAATATCTTTTTCTGTAAATTCTAATCGTGTTATTTTATCATTTTTTGTCATTTCCAAATCTTTTAAATACTTAATTTTGTATTCTCTCGCTTCTCCAGGAAGTAAAGACATTTTGGTGTTATTAATATTTTCAACTTTATTACGTGTTGGATATAATTTAGTTGGTTCTGCGACTAAGTTTGGATCTAATTCTCTACCTACATACTGAAGTAGAATATCATTTGATTTTCGTTTAATTTGTCCTTCTCTAATTTGATTTAAAATTGTTAAATATATTTCGTCAGTTTGTCTGAATATTTTTACCAATTGTATTTGACAATCTCGGTGAAATGTTGAATACCAGTCATCGCTTTCAAAACAAAATCTTTGTGTATCTGGTTCATCTTTATCGCCAACAGGAGGTAATTGAAAGAAATCCCCCGAAAATATTACTTGAATACCACCAAATGGTCTCATATTATTTCTAATTGCTTTACCTATAGAATTTAAAGTGTCGAATAATTTTAACGAAAGCATACTCACTTCATCTACAACTAAAATATCTGTATTTTTCCACATATCTTTAGCGTATGAGTTGCTTCTTATTTTTTTTATTAATTGTTCGATTGTTCCATTACCTAAACCTATTCCTGCCCACGAATGGAGTGTTTTTGCTTTACAATTTAATAAAACCGCTGCGCAACCAGTAAGCGCTGTAACATGTATATTTTTAAATCTTGAATATGCGTGTTGATTTATCATTTTTATAAGGGCAGATTTACCTGAACCACCCGGTCCCGTAATAAATATGTTATAACCCTGAACATATTTATTAAACGCGATTTGCTGTTGTTTTGAAAGTTCCATTATATATTTTGTTAAATTGTTTTTATGTTATTTTTTAATCAATTTTTTTAGTTAGAACTTTTAGTTCTTTTACTTCTCTCTTTAAGTCTTGTATTTCTTTTACGAGAATAGATATTATTCCATTGTAATCGATTGATTGCATATCTTTTCCATCTTTATCTCCTTCAACCAAAAAGGGATAGACTTCTTGTAATTCATGCGCTATAAATCCGAGTGAGATTTTTTCTGAATTCTTTAATTTATATTTTACAGGTATTAAATTATCGACATTAAATGAATCATCTAATTTTACTATTTGTTCTTTTACACGATAATCAGAGGTTGACCTATAAGAGGTTGCTCTCACGTTACCACTCACATCTAATGTATAAGAAGGTGAAGTCGTTCCTATACCTAAACTACCACTATTATCTAAAACCATTAAATTTGTATAACTACTTGGACTAGATATAGCGTTTGCTTTAGACCAATAAAATTTATCTGTATTATTATTATTGATATTAAACCTAAATGTACTCGATTGAATACTAATAGCCATATTTGCGTATTGATTTGAATTATCGTATAGTGTTATTTGTTGATTAACGGTACTATTATTAAATCTTATCGTGTCAAAACTAGCGATCGACGCTGGCGAAGTTCCTCTCACATCTAAAGTATAAGAAGGAGTAGTTGTTCCTATACCTAACCTACCAGAAGATGATAAAACCATTTGTGGCGTAGTTCCCGTATTAACACCAGCGCCAAATGTTAAATTACCTGATACTGCTCCTAACGCGTAAACATTTGATGACCCCCCATCATAAATAGACAATTTATAATTAGTAGATGATGAACCTAATGAAAGTAGGGTTGTTGGTGTTGTTGTATTTATACCTACATTTCCAGATGTCATCGCAAAGTAAGAATTATTACTAGAGACTAAATTAGTAAAAGAACCGGTCGCACCAGTAATTCCACCTGGTATAGACAATCGTGAACTATTTGAATATGTTAATTCACTAGTACTATTATTATATAAAATTAAACCAGAAGTTATATCTTGTGTTAATCCTCTTAATGGAGCAATATAAGTTGCGTTAGAATTTGAGGCAGCCAAATCAGAACCAGATGCGTTAATTACTATACTATTTGATGATTGATTGGTACGTCCAGCGTAATAACCGATTGATATAGAACCAGAACCTTGATTTGTAAAACCTGATTGATTACCTATTGCTACAGCGTTTACACCTTGACCGGTATATCCTGCTTGAAATCCTATAGATAACGCACCAGAACCTTGTATACCTAGCGCTGCTTGTGAACCAACTGCCACAGAATTTTGACCTTGTCCAGAAGAACCACTTTGATGACCAATTGCTACAGCGTTAATTCCTTGTAAACTCCTTCCTGATTGATAACCTATTGCTACTGCTCCAGATCCTTGTGTATTTTGACCGGCATTAGAACCAATCGCTAATGTATTTTCGCCTTGTGTAAAGTATCCTGATTGATAACCTATCGCTATAGCAGCTGAACCTTGATTACTTAGTCCAGATTGATAACCGATTGCTACTGCGTTTTGACCTTGAGTTGCTGAACCTGAACTCACACCAATCGCTATAGCGTTAACGCCTTGAAATGTTCTACCTGTTAAATATCCAATTGAAATAGCAGCGGAACCTTGTGTATTTTGACCTGAAAGTGCACCAATAGCAATAGCGTTTAGTCTTTGACCTTCATAAGCAGATTGATAACCTATAGCAATAGCCGAAGCAGATTGTGACGCTAACCCAGATTGAAAACCAATTGCGATAGAATTAGAACTTTGGTCTTGGTATCCAGCAGCGGCGCCAATAGCAATAGACGCTGGATATTGTCTAGCGTTACCAGCGTAAACTCCTATAGCTATTGAACCAGATCCTTGTGAATTTTGTCCTGCGTTTGTACCAATAGATATAGCGTTTAATGCTTGCGAATTTTGTCCCGCTGAGTTACCTATTGATATAGTAGTATTAGATTGATTAGTAAAACCTGAATTAGTACCAATATTTATTTTATCATTATTATAAACAATTCTAGTATTTATATAAGCGTTTGAAAAAGAACCAGTTGCTCCTGTAATTCCACCAGGCGCTGTTACATTAATATTATTACTATTTGAAAAATTTAAATTATTTGTTATTGAATCTAATGTAATTACATTTGAATTTGTTGTATTAGTTAAAATAATTTTTGTTGGATCAATTAAACCGGTGACATATAGATCACCAAAAACACCTACACTACCAGTATAACCTATACCATTAAATCCTATAGTTGAAGTTGGTTTTATTATTGAATAACTTCCTTTACTCCATTGCGAATCACCGATGGGACCAGTAAACCCAGTTCTACCTTGGAATCCTTGAAATCCTTGCGCTCCTAATAAACCTTGAAATCCCTGAAATCCTGTAGCGCCTTGAAATCCTGTAGTACCTTGAAAACCTCTTAATCCTGTAGCGCCTTGAAAACCTTGAAAACCTGTAGCGCCTTGGAATCCCTGAAATCCTGTAGCGCCTTGAAATCCTGTAGTACCTTGAAAACCTCTTAATCCTGTAGCGCCTTGA